CTCAGAGATGAGCTTAAATTCACCAAGTTTGTTGGACGTTTGAGAAAGAGATTCTCAAATATGTTCAATGATATGCTCAAGACTCAACTTATTCTTAAGAATATTGTTACTCCTGAAGATTGGGAGTCTATGAGTGAGCATATTCAATATGATTTCTTATACGATAATCACTTCTCAGAACTAAAAGAATCTGAGTTGATGACGGAAAGACTTAATATGGTTGCAACTGCGGAACCATATGTCGGTAAGTATTATTCTCAGGATTATCTAAGAAGAAAAATCCTTCGTCAAAGTGATGAGGAAATTATCGAACAAGATAAACTCATTGAAAAAGAAATCAAAGCAGGAATTATACCAGATCCTGCATCAATTGATCCACAAACAGGAATGCCACTTGCACCTAATGGTAATGATTTAGGAGATCCAATCATGGAACCCGATATGGAATCTGACGCTGCATCTGCAGAACCACCTGAAATTAATACTAAAGATATTAATAGTGGAGAAATTTGATAAATATCAGTACAAACACTCATTTTTAACATGGACAATTTATTAGACTTGATCATGAAGGATGAATCTCCTTCACAAATTAGTGATAAGATTAAAGATGTTCTTTTCACAAAAAGTGCAGACAAAATTGAAAACTTGAAACCATCTATTAGCAACTCTGTTTTTGATGAAACAGAGCCTGAGGAAGAAGAGGAAGTATAAATAACTTATAAAAGCACTTTTGTACTATGGCTAGAACATTATTATTGGGAGCTGAAATAGCTTTACCAACTACCACAGGTACTGCTACTAGTTTTTCTCAAGCAACTGCAGTTAGACTTGTAAATGATTCTTCTACAGCACGTTTGGTTACTGTAGTAGAAACTCAAAGTGGAGATGTTGTTGGTTCAATGACTCTTCCAGGTAATTCTGTTGAAATTATTGAAAAACAATATACGCATTGCGTATTTGCTGCAAACGCAGCAGTCAAAGGTGCAAAAGTAGGATTTACTGCATAACCATGAAACTAATCAGAGAAGAAATCGAAAAGGTAGAAGTTATTACCGAAACAAGAAACGGTAAGAAAACTCTTTATATTAAAGGACCTTTTCTCCAAACCGAGCAACAAAACCGTAACGGTAGAGTATATCGTCTCAATGTAATGGAACGTGAGGTAAAACGATATAATGATGAGCATATTTCAAAAGGTCGTGCTTTAGGTGAACTCGGTCATCCGGATGGTCCAACCATTAATCTTGATCGTGTTTCTCATAAAATTGTTTCTCTTGAGCAAAATGGAAATGACTTTATTGGTAAAGCACAAATTTTATCCACACCAATGGGTAAAATTGCTGAGTCTCTTTTAAAAGAAGGTGTATGTCTCGGTGTTTCTTCTAGGGGTATAGGTTCTTTACGTCCTACAAAAGAAGGTTATCAAGAAGTTGGTGAAGATTTTATGTTAGCAACTGCGGCAGATATTGTTGCAGATCCATCTGCACCTGATGCATTTGTACAGGGAATTATGGAAGGAAAAGAGTGGATTTGGGAAGGAGGAATTCTTCGTGAACAATCTGCAGAGAAAATGGTAAAGAAAATTAATATTTTAGTAGATCAAAAGAAACTTGATGAGTATAAACTCAACCTATTTGATGAATTTCTTTCAAATCTTTAATTTAATAAATAAATATAGTTTTAAAAAACGGAAATCGGAGAGTTCAAATGTCCCGTGATACTCAATTACAAGAAATGGAAGCAGGCACTAAGCAATCCAAAACTGCTGTAAATGCTGGAGCAAAAGCAGCAGACCCAATGCCAACAATGTCTGATCCAGGAACCCAACTTGGTTCGGTTGAAGATCTGGGTGGCCCAACACCAGATAATTATAGACCTGATGATGAATCAGCAAAACTTAAAGAACCTGGTGCATCTTTAAAACAAGTCAAAGATGTTGTTAATAAAAGTGCTAAGCCTGCAGATGCAATGCCAAAAGGCATGAAGGAAGAAGAAGAAGTCACTGATGAAGTGGTTTCTGAAGAGGAGACTTCTGAAGAAGAAGTTGAAGTCGTATCCGAAGAAGAAACTTCTGAAGAAGAGACTGAAGTTGTTGCAGAGGAAGAATCTGTAGAAGAGTATGACATCGAAGAAGATGTTAATGCATTGATGGGAGAAGAAGAACTCTCTGAAGAGTTTAAAGAAAAAGCAAAAACTATCTTTGAAACTGCAATCAATTCTAAGGTTGCATCAATCAAAGAAGAGTTGGAGAAGCAATATGCAGAAACATATGCTGAAGAAATTTCTGAAGCAAAAGTAGAACTTGCAGAACGTGCAGATTCTTATCTAGAGTATGTTGCTGATGAGTGGTTCAATGAGAATCAACTCGTTATTGAAAATGCACTTAAGACTGAAATGTCTGAATCCTTCATGAAAGGTATGAAGGAACTTTTTGAAGCACATTATGTAACTATCCCTGAAGAAAAATACAATGTACTAGATAGCATGGTAGAAAAACTTGATGAAATGGAGACTAAACTCAACGAGCAAATTGAGAAGAATGTTTCCCTAAACTCCCGTCTCGCAGAGGCTGTAGCAGAGGGTATTCTTGATCAAGTTTCTGATGGTCTTGCAGACACACAGAAGGAAAAGCTCGCTTCACTTGCTGAAAGTGTAGAGTTTGAAAGTGAAGCAAAATATCGTGAAAAGTTGGAAATGCTAAGAGAATCATACTTCTCTTCTAAGTCATCTTCAGCAGCAAAAACTGAGACACTATCTGAAGGTGGAGATGTTGCTCCAGCAGAAGTTACTGGATCTATGGCAGCATACCTGAAGACACTCTCTTCATTTGCTAAAAACTGAATTTAATATTACTCAAACAAAACAAACACTTTATAGGTAAACCGCAATGTTCAATTCCGAGCAGTTGCAGGAGAAGTGGGCACCCGTTCTCGATCATCAGGGTCTTGATAACATTCAAGATTCCCATAAGAGAGCAGTTACCGCAGTCCTGCTAGAAAACCAAGAAAAATTCCTTAGAGAGCAGAATTCCTTTAACAATTCTGGTTCTTTCCTCGCAGAAGCACCTGCCAACGCAGTTGGTAATGGTGGATTCACCGGAGGTGGTGTCCAAGGAAGCACCGGAGGTTTCGACCCTGTTCTGATTTCTCTAATCAGACGCTCAATGCCCAACTTGGTCGCATATGACCTCGCAGGTGTTCAGCCAATGAGTGGTCCTACTGGACTCATCTTCGCAATGCGTTCCCGTTATACAAACCAGACTGGAACCGAAGCACTCTTCAACGAAGCAGATACCGCATTCTCCGGACAAGATTCTGGATTCGACAACGCTAACGGATTTAGTGATGTTGCTTCCGGTATGGGTACTACCGCACAATCTGGTAGCAATCCCGGTGTTCTTAACCCAACTGCAAGTGCTGATAAACTAGCATACAATGTTGGTCAAGGTCTAAGAACCGATGATGCAGAAGCACTAGGTGATTCTGATCATTTCAACCAGATGGCATTCTCAATCGAGAAAGTCACTGTAACCGCTAAGTCCAGAGCACTCAAAGCTGAGTACTCCTTGGAACTTGCACAAGACATCAAGGCAATCCACGGTCTCAATGCTGAGGCTGAACTCGCAAACATTCTCTCCACAGAGATTCTTGCTGAGATCAACCGTGAAGTCATCAGAACCATCTACAAGGTTGCTGAGCAAGGTGCTACCGTCAACACCGCAACTGCTGGTGAATTTGACCTAGACATCGACTCCAACGGTCGTTGGTCTGTTGAGAAGTTCAAGGGTCTTCTGTTCCAAATCGAAAGAGATGCGAACCAGATTGCACAAAGAACTCGTAGAGGAAAGGGTAACATCATCATGTGCTCCGCAGACGTTGCTTCTGCTCTAGCCATGGCTGGTGTTCTAGACTACACCCCAGCACTCAACGCAAACCTCAATGTCGATGACACTGGCAACACCTTTGCTGGTACTCTACTCGGTAAGTTCCGTGTATACATCGATCCATATTCTGCAAACAATGCTGCTAACCAGTATTATGTTGCAGGTTATAAGGGTACTTCACCTTATGACGCAGGACTCTTCTATTGTCCTTATGTTCCTCTCCAAATGGTTCGTGCCGTTGGTGAGAACACCTTCCAGCCCAAGATTGGCTTCAAGACTCGTTACGGTCTAGTTGCTAACCCATTTGCTGAAGGTGATGCAGGTAATCAGGGTCTTGGTAGACTCCAGGTTAACGCAAACCGTTACTACAGACGAGTAACAGTCAAGAACCTCATGTGATCTTTTCACAAAGTTTTTAC